GTTGGGCCATACGGTATACCATGAATTTATTCATTGGGTCTCACGGAGAGACATGGACCTTCTTCAGACATAGAATAGTAGAAATTATTAACATACTTTGTATGTGAACATTTTTGTAAATAAAACTGCTTGAGTGGCTTGAATGCACTCATTCTGATTAAGGATTGCTTAATTGCATAATCAAAATTAATAAAGTTCAAAACTTTATTTCTCTGGTATTGGTACACCAGTTTTGCACATTGCGTCCGGTCGGCGGGGATCGCCGATAACGTGGGTACTGCGGATAGGACAGCCAATTAAAAATCGTAAAGATTTTTGACGTCTCTTGTAACGATAGCAAGAACCCAGCAGGAGTATGTAGCCTGCAACCCCCCTTTGAGCGCATTTGCGCCAGCCTCCATGCATTTTCTTTTTTCTATACCATTATGGATGGAATTAACGAAAAACAACCGGTCACATTGTGGCCCCCTATGAGAGCTCCTAGCGAAGAGGAGTGTCCTTCGGAATTAGAGAATCCGAAGACTGTACGTAGATACGATTTCACTCGTAAGCGTACCAATAAACACAAACACAAAAAACATAAATCTCTGAAACCTAAAATCAAACCTCACAGTGCCGAACCTAGCAAAGGTGAGTCTATCTTCAGAGACCATATCGAATCCACATTAGAAAACTTAGATGTTGCTACACTAACGCATCTATTGGAAACTCTTGTTGGATCACAGCTTCTATGGAATAAAGATAGTAAAATCCTGAAAATTCTTTTCGTTGTTCTTGAATACGGAAAGTTACGTTTAGGTTCATCTTTTTGTACTGCCTTGTACGCTTATATGAAGAATTCTGAATCCTCTTTTGCCTTTTTGGAAAATTGGAATTTAGCTGACTTTATTGCTTTTCTCAAATCCGCCGTCATGGATTGGACTTCTTTTAAGAGTCATCCAGGATTCAAATCCCTGTTTTCATTGTTCACTTACATTGTTACACTCGGATTTGTTTCTCCCGACACGGTTAATATTGATTTTGGAAAGTTCGACTTGCTCCACATCGAAGTACTCAAACAGCAGATCAATGCTACTGATTTTATTGATGCTCTTTGGAAAACAATGTTATTCCTTTCAACCAGTGCTGCGGCGATCGCAGATGGTGATTGGAGAGCTATATTGAATTTCAACGATTCAGTTACAGAATTTGAGACGGAATATTTCTTCCACAAAACACAGTATTCATACGTCATTGCTGGAAATTACTCGCTGATGTCTAATCCTGATGTTCATCTATGGGAGAAACGTTTATTGGATGCAATAATTATGGGAAAGAAAGCTCGCAAGAATTTAACTGGTCCGTCAGACACACGTTTGGCTAACTATTTGAAAGAACTTGAAGCTATGCACGCGAATTACACACAATTACGTGTTAGTGGTGACCTTCGGGAAGCCCCTTATTCCTATATGATTTACGGTTCATCCTGTGTTGGAAAATCTACCCTCGGTAATTTTCTAATGCGCTACTGCTTGGAAGTTAATGGCAATGCCCATTCTTCTGAGTTCCTGTCGACCATCAACGGTTCAGACAAACATTACTCTAACTTTCGTTCTTATATCACTGGAGTTTTCTTCGATGATTTTGGGAACATGAAAGCAGACTTTTGTGAAAAATCCCCCTGTAATACTCTTCTAGAATTTGTAAATAATGTGCCATTGTACTTGATTATGGCCGAAGTTGAACTTAAAGGAAAAGTTACCGCTCAACCTAAAGTTGTTGGTGTTACCACTAACGTTTGGGACATGTGTGCTTCCACTTATTCCAATGAACCAGCTTCTATTCTACGCAGAATTTACGATCATATCCACGTGAGAGTACGTCCTGAATTTCTTAAGACCACTCAGACTGCCCAAGGCTTACGCCGCGTCGAGTTGGACCCTGAAAAAATTGCAGCAAAATTCCCCGAAGTTCGTGACGAATCGCGAACCACACCATACATTGCCGATATTTGGGAGATTGATATTTATAAGGTTGAAATTTACGAGAAATCGCAAAAACCTAATGATAAGAAAGAATCCAAAAAGAATGCAGAAACTGGAGACCCTTGGCGTCTCGTTCCTGTAGTTCATAAAGGCTTCATAATGTCGCACATTGGTTTGAAACAATTACAATCATATATACGCGACAGCACAGCTGAATTTTATGCGAACCAAGCTAATGTTGTACGCAATGACAAGCTAATGAACCAACCTAATGTTTGCCAAGAGTGTAAGTATGCGTGTCAATTTTGTGAATGTTCGTCCGATTCCAAAATTGTTCATCATGGTGCCAAGGAAATTTCCACTTGGGCTAAGTACGTAGAAGGCACAAATAGTAAAGAATTTCGTACAGATCTGACATCTTGTATGACATCATTGTTATTTGATGGTAAAATTGAAGTTAATAAGTTGCGACAGACACTAGAATCACATACCTCCCATGCTTTCATTCTCCTTCTTGAACGAATAAGAGAAGTACTGTATAAATACACCAAAAAACATCACATGCATGATTGGAGAAATTGGATTCCAGAATGGATCGAGGGCACCGAAGTCGGTACATACATAACTGTTAAATATCGACAACGGCAGCTAAGAACTCTCAAAGCCCTTGATACTTTTGGAAACACACTAAAATTTGTTATTGGTGGTGTTATTCCTTTTAAGACTCTGCCTCTTCCAATTGCATCAATGATTTCTTTGTTGATCACGCACTATCTTCCTAACAATGTAGCTTCCCGTACTTTGAACTATATTGCTTTGAATATTAAAATTGATTCCAAAGCTCCGATTCGTTCGTTAGCAGCTTTCTTTACTCAGGATTTCTACATCCGATT